CTACGGGGTATCTACTATACATTATGTACATTTCCACCCCGAAAAATATAAGTTTCGGCTCTATGTAAAATTCCACCCAGAGAACTGGGTTTAAAAACCATAGAGCTTACGCTCAATTCTCCGGAGTGAGGACATCTTAATAAAAAGATGCCCCACCAGTACCCGACTACTGGATTTATATAGTTATGATTCGGATCTATAAACCGATTTGTCCCAACAATCTAAGTTGTGGGAACTGGTATACTTGGTGTATACTGGTAAGGAGGTGCCCCTTGGAACAGTAGGAAAGTGAAATCCTCTCCTACAGACACATACTTGTCTAAGTAAACATTGTCAGCTGCTGCTGATGTCACCTTGACATTGTGTGAATATTTTCCAATAGAGTTTGTTGTTAAGCTTGTTAGCTTACGTGCCCATCCAAATCTAGTGTTGCTATAGTAAGGGAGTTCTACTTCTAGAACAGGATTAATGCTTAGATCAGTAACCTCTCCTCCTTCAAAGAGATTACCATAAGCTAAAGCATTTGACTTGAATATAGACTGATTTGCCACATTCAGTGCTCCTACTACTATCACAAAAGGGGTCCACAGATCGCTATTCCTAAATACGCTAAATCTTCCTCCTTGCGATACATTTCCCTGCCTAGCAACATATTTTGCTCTAATACCTCCTCTGTACCCTACAAAAGCTGGTGCTAAGTAGTTGATCAGAGTTGTATTGCATACGTTTGCTGGTGTTGTTGTAGTTGATTCCCGTCCCTCAGAAGTGTAACCTCTGTATATTGGGAAATCAAACTCATTCATTGCTACAGTACTACTAGCTGACAATCCTGTAAAGGCAAATGATGTGTGATGCATATATCTTTTAAGCATCTGCCGAAAAGATGTGATTTGTTCACCAAAATACACATCAAATGTATTATCTATTTCTAGACACTTGGCTACACACTCTTCAATATCCTCTTTCACAGGTGCATTTGTTTCAGGACTTGTCTCTTGCTCATCACCTGCTTGTGGTGCTATAGTATTCAGATATGTAATATCTTTAAATGTTCCTAATGGAGCTGCAACATTTAAGTCATCAGCTGCCCTTGAGAAAACATTTATTGTTATATCATTGTTAGTAGTATCTGAGGATGATGTTAGATCATTGAGAACAAACACTGATAATGTTCCATTCATTGTGTTTCCTGATGAGCCTATGGGTGTAGTGGCCCATATTGATGCCTGAGCTGGTCCTCCTGTCTCAAGGAATGATCTCTCTGAAGCCCATCCCACCTCCATGGTGAAATCTCTCTCATTGCTCAGATCAACTATACGTGAGTACTGTGTTTGTGATTCTCCAGCTCCAATCTGTTGATTAGGAGCATATACAAACAGCAACCTACCCCTATGATAGGCTGATGCTACTATATTGAATCTATATATCATCGATCCCCTCCAGTACTTAAAGGGAGCAACAGCAAATGCTGATGGTGTAGGGTGATAGTACAATCCTACTGCATTCACAATGTTAGGTGTAACCCAGCAAGTGAATAGTAGTTTGTTGACTCTATCAGATATTGCCCATGGTACTTGTGCAAACCAAGATTCTTTTGATGCTATATATGATATCTGAAGTTCATCAGTGCCCCCTATACCCATAATTCTAGGATCAACACTAAGCTCTTGTTTTGAATCTACTGTTAACTTTACACATGTGTCACCTCTATCAGTATTTGTTAGTGGACCAATGAACTGCCTTCTAATCAGCATCTGATTTTCTATCTGTGCTGGTCTAGAGTAACCAAACAACTGGGCCACTGATCCGGCTGCTCCAGCTATAGTACTTGTTGCTTTTGCATAAGGTCCTATAACTGGATAGCTGATTAGTTTTCCAGCTGCTCCAGCCACTGATGACATCATCTTTGAAAGAGCTCCACCATTTGAGTATTCACCTGTTTGTGGCTCAATGTTGAATTCCTCCTCAATAAATCCTGCTATCTTTGGTGGTTCTGGTGTCACTGCGCTATCATCAATACAGCCACACTGTGCTACAATACTACTACTGTTCTCCTTGGTTGGGACAGAAAGCATCACATCCTCAGCCCATACATATATGGATATGCTAACAGGGTTAACAGATCCACTTGCATGTTTAAGCTTAGACATCTCTCTCATGTAAACTGTTCCTTGAACACTCCAATCAGCATTGGGAATTCTCATGTTGTTAACATCTGAGATGTATGGCAAACACAAGATTCCACCTTGTGACTCAGTTGGGTCTATGAATATATGGAGCCTCTGTGATGCTCCCATTAAACTATTCAATGTTGTTCCTGTAGTGTACAAGGACACTGTGTCTTGATCTGGTCTCACTGCATAGTCACATATCATTCTTCCATAATAGAAACTATTTCCATTTACTACAAACTTAACTTTAAGCTTTCACCTCATCAGCTGATAGTTGTTAATCCTGTTTATTATTCTACTGTTTCCAAAGAACAATGACCAGGGATTGAAACTATCATAAAACTTTACCACTCCTGCTGGATCCCAGTTTACTGTTTTAACTAGAATGGGACGCTCAAAGAACTTATCAAGCGGCACATCATTATCCATAGCAACATCTCGAGTACGATCAAAAATGTTAGGAATAGCACTAATCCACTGAGACATTCCGTCACGAAATGTCAAAGTCTGATGGTTATCTATTGGTCTCTCCACACTGACATTATTGGTAACGTCGTCAAAACCTTGTGTATCATTGGAATAGGTAGGAATCCACTTATTTTCATCTGTAGCATCAGGATCACGAATACTCAGATATAACCTTTCTTTGCGTGGGAGCGCTCCTCTAAAAAGAGGTCTGTCACGAGGGACATCCCATAACCCGTGCAAGCCTAAGCAAGTATCAACAAGGTGGTCAATACTTCCATGGTAACCAATACACGTGTATCCATTTTTATTTAAACCCCAATGGACATCAGGGTTCTCACTCTTTACGGCTGTGAGACGTCCGAACTGCACTTCTATCATGGGCTCATCAATTACAGGTAATTGTGATCCTCCCTTGTATTGTTCCACGTCAAACTTCTCACATTCTTCAAATGTTTTAAGTTGTTTGTCCGGAAACCATCCTCTCAAATCATGAATGTCTACTACTTCATCCATTTTCTCTCTGAACTCGAAGAAGTCTTTTGCTCCATGGAAATACATCTCCTGGAGAGCTGTATCTATATTCTGAGCACAGAGCTTTTCATCACTCATTGCCTTACTAGGTTCATATATCTGAAGCATTTTGAAGATAGAATCCTTATCTAATGCTGCGTGATATCTCTCATGTTTAACGCTCCATTTGAAACGTCTCTTAAGATAGTCTACATCCTCAAGTTTAGCAAATGGAACTGATTCATCCGTCTTGTTGGGCATGGTGTAACCTATGCCAACACTTGCAAATGCTTCTTGTATTGCTGTGTGGTTGTAATTATCTTCTCCTTTCTTTACTGAAGCTATATTATCATCTCCATTAGTTCTCAGTGTTACAACATCTCTATAAGGCCGTGGAGGTTTCTTATCATATACCATGTAATATGCTGCTCTATTATATAGCTTTTGCACCCAATCATTAAGAATGATTGTCAATGAATGGCCAGATGTATTACATCCAAACACTTCTATGTATGTGCCAAAGAAGTCTAGCATTGGGTTTGCTAGTTCAGTAAATATACCTTGTAGAATTATTATGTCTTCAGCATCAAAGTTTTCACTCCAGCTTGCTAACATGGTTAATCCTTTACCTCCACATAGTATCATCTGGGCAGCCATAAGAGAATCATACCCTATAAAATCACCTGCCACCAGTCTATCAAAGGTCTCTTTCGTCATCTTCATGGCCATTTCATTCCATTCTGGTCCAAACACATTCATGCCAACTGTTGTCTCGAATATATCAGGATTATCCATGTAGAACTTTGATAATGTGAGGCAGTACCTTCTTACAAGCAGTAAAAATGCAAAAGGAGTCCCGTAGAACACCCGCACTTTTTCTGAGCCTATCTTCTTTGCCTCATCCTTAAGATGAGCTTTGGCAATTGGATAGATTCTGTCTCCTTGTAAGAGAGCTTTTTCCATCTCAGCAACTTCTTCCCACCAGTGATCATCTATCTCTAGTGGTCTTGTTATTCCAATAACAGGTGTTTTACTTTCTCTTACGTAATAAGTTTTAGGCTCATTTATAGGATGCCCCATACTAGTGGACCAGTTAATGGAATCTATTCCTCTGATTCCATCAAGACCAGCAAGGTTAGCTTCATTAGATAACTTGCATATCTGTTTCTTCATGAACTCCTTGCCTTCTAGTTTGCCTCTAACATGTGTGTGAAAGTCCTTAATAGCATAAGTCAAAGCATCCCATGGGAATTCCTTGGTATCTGTTATTTTAACTAGTTCTGCATATTTGGGCTTATAGCTTCCTATAGCTTGTGGTGGTCCATACTTTATAGGAGCATCACATACAACTTCAACAGTTTTAGCTATTATAGTTTCTTTCTGCTTACTCTTGTAGTGTGTTTTATGTCCAGTGTGATCGCCATACACCCTTAGAGACCCTGTGTCTAAATAACGAACAGGACTTTTAGAGTGCACAAATCCACATTGATACACACCACTGTCAGGAAAGTCAAGTTTAGGTGTTGCGGCACTAGCAGTGCGCACAACAGGACCATCCAAGTCAGCATATATAGCTTCCAGTGCAACCTGTAGTTCCCACTGGGTGATCTGCTGTGTGTACCCCACCTTTCTGTCAACCGTATCTCCACCGTAGTGAAAGCCTATTATCAAAGGATATTTATCTTCTGACACCAGTGCTGACATGCATAAGCCATTGAAAGTGTCTTCTGCTCTTTTGTACACATAGCATAAGCCTTTTGTTTGTAGCTCTGGCTTATTGACACTAATCATTTTAGGTTCAGCAAACACAACTTCATCTGTGACCTCTCCATTCTTTTTCTTATGGATCAGTCTTGCTTTAGTGCTATCAGTGGTGTTAAATTGTGGGAATAAATGCATTACATTCTTCTGACTACCTCCTTTTGGTAAATACACTAAACCCAGATCAGTTTCACCAATCCTCTGGATATTGTGTTCACTTATAGATGATGTGAAGTTAGGCCCAACTAAGTCCTCTCCCTGCACATACACTACAACCTTGGAAGGCTTCTTGACAAGCATATGCCAATTAGCTATCCATATGTTAGACATTAAAGGGAACATATCACTATATCCATACCCTTCAAACTCTGCATATGCCAACTTAGATTTCACAAGATCTATTCCTTGAGGGACTGTCATTGTGGTCAATCTAACATCTACAGGTCTTTTGCCTGGTATAGGTACTTTCCAACAACTCTCCACTGGTTTTTCTACTAAACCTGGTGTTGTTAATGTTGCTCCTTGTGGTATAACCTCTGATATTTTTCCTAATTTCCTAACATAATTCAGAGCCAGTACTACAAATGGCACACTAACTATGAAAGCTCCTCTTGCAAAATCATATTTATGATCCCGTACATAGTCACTCATCTTAAAAGACAACCAATATGATAGATCAGTTTCTTTCTTCTTAGTCATAGTCTTCCATATGATCTTTGCCTCTCTTAGGACATAGCCCATTATGATACCATATATAGGGATTAGAATAATAGCGTAATCATACTCTGACATGAAACATGTTATCCAGAATATGAAAAACACTATTGTGCACTTCACCCACTTATCAAATATCATAGCTGCTATAATTGATCCATAGTCCATGATGTTCTTTGCTTTTACAACTGTGTCTATGATTCCTGCTTCAGGTTCAACTGTTTCTAAGTTGGTAGGGCAGTCAGTGCACATGGCACTTAGTCTCCTGTGGACACATAATGTCATAGAATGCACATCATTTTGCTGTGATAACAAGTCAGCTTGCTTCTCAAAGTGTCTGTTGGTGTTAGCTACAAGGAAATCTGAGAGAGTCTGGAAAGAACAATTCTTCAATGTCTCCCCTTCAAACTCTATGTATCTGGGTGTTGATCTTCCATCAGCCTGAGGTATGTGTGTTATACAGTCAAACTCCCATATATCTGAGAACAGAGATGTAGTCTTTTCTGGATCTACACCCACTCCTCCATCAATAATATATCCTGCTTTGACTTTAACCTTAATACATACTTCAAATCGACGTAGAATAGCTGCAGGCTCTATAGATAGAACAGCAGCATTCAGGTCTTCTTTGTTAGTTGTAACAACAACTAGATTGCAGTTATACCATACCTTACCTTTACTGTCAACATCAGCTTTTAAAGCAGCTTTTGGTTCATTATTCAGTATGTTTATAACTGTTTGACCATGATTAACTTTTATGAAGGTTGGTGTTGTCTGGGCCATATCATCTAGCACTATTACTTGGTGGCCATTTGTCAATTCAGTCTGAAATGGATCATCACCATTCATAGTGCATATACTCTTTTTGTCTCCTGAGAAATGCATAGGATTGGCTAACATGATAAGTTTGATCAACATTCCTTTCAGTGTCGTTTTGCCTACCCCAGATCTGCCTTCTAACATGATCCCATATGGCTTTATTCTACTATTCTTTCCTTCTACAATCTTCCTAGTAGTATCAACCATTTTGATTAGCTTAGCTTGACGCTCTGTAAGGAACCTTCTTTCACTGTGCCTTCCAATATGAGACGCCATTTTTGCAGTATCTTCAGCGCACTGTTCTAGTCTTGCTAGATATGTGCTAATAGATATACCACAGCTTGGCTCCATAGTGTCTGTTTCAACATTCTGATAGTTGCCCAATAAAAAGGCAAACTCTTCATCATATTTCTTGGCAATAACTTCATCTATGAATAGGCTCTGAAAGGATCCTGTTTTAAAGAAAACCAATCCCTTGTCAATAAAGAATAGAGCATCATCAACTATGTGCTCCATTACACTTCCTTTAGGTTCTGGTCTACCAAGACTCATATACTTCTCGAAATCAAATTTGGATGAGTCATATCCAAACAGCTTGGAGAACACTGCAACAACAGCGAAAGATATAAGAGCCAGCATTTTGCCAGCAGACTTACTCTCTTTTACTTGAGTCCATCTGTCTTTTATAGAGTCTATAATACCTCCCTGTGGTTCTATGTCAGCAAATGCTGAGAAGAAAGCTTGCAACATGTCTAAGATAGTCTTTGATAGACCTCCTTCTATGTGGCAGGATACAAATAAAGTGTATATTGCTATACTCTGTTTTGCACTGTCACTCATCATGATGCTAGTTACTAATAGGGCTATCTTCTCAATCATGTGAGTTACACCTTGATATTTGGCTTCTTCCACAAGTTCTGGTCTAGATTTTGTCATTAGTCTGAGTCCCATCCTTCGACATCCTAGGATATACTTAGCAACAAACCCAAGATCACTTAGATCTTTGCCTATATATATATCAGCAATGTCTTCATAGTACATAGGAAGATCCTCATCTCCTGCCTGAAAGTCTATCTGATCACTCAAATCTATTAGAGGGATCTTCTGAGCTTCATCATCAAGAAAGTTTTCTAGATTGGATTTCTCCTCATCTTTTGAAAATCCATATCCTATATCATCTTCAGTAACAACTTCTTTTTCAAGTTGTTTTTTGACTTTATCTCCAAGTATGTCTAGTTTGTCAAACTTGTCTTCAAGCTCTTCATGTTTGAACTTTTCAACAAAATCTAGATACTGAAGAGCCCGTTGAGCTCTAATCCTAGTTTGTATGAGCTCTTTCTTTTTGTTAGCTTCTGCTTTCTCTGGTGAGTCTGCTTTAGCTTTGCCATACTTCTTGGCATTCAAATCGCTCCTAGCTTTTTCTTCTTGTTTCTTAAGAGCTGCTATTTCCTTTCTGAAAAGAATAACATTTCTTAGTTCTCTGTGAACAACTATAAAGGCATTATTGTGTTTCACTTGATTTTGAGCTGTTTCAATAAGTCTCTCTTTGTGAGTTTCCTTTGCCTTTATTTTCTTCTGAAACTCTGCAACACCATCCATGACACGCTGTCGTTCTTCTTCAGCAGCTTTTTTCTTCCGCCACTGTTTGCGTACATATTTGTTCTTACCATACTTCTTCTCATTACAAAGGGATCCTCCAAAGAAAGATTCATCTTCGGATCCCACTTGTGGCTCAATAGAGTTTCCCCACATTCTATTTATGTGAGGAAGACTGTCAAGAGTGATATGTTGTCTATCTGTCATTGAGTATCTGTCCCATAAGATATCTACCATATCATTGTACTCACGTATTCTATTACGTAAAAAGTACATCATACCCCAACTTTCGTCGTCTGTTAGATCTATTTGCTGTGAAGCAGCTAGTTCAGCCCCATGTATAAAAACATGTAGGGGCTCACACATGTTATCTATCAATCTGTGTGTTGTATCTACTTGGTTTAGGGAATCATCTCCCCATGCATTTATAAAAGAATCACCTAGTTGTATATTAAATCCTAATGCAGCCATACTAGCTTTCCAGTTGGTGCTTCCATGTGGAAGCATCAACTCTGATTGTCCATATTCTGTACAGTCAAACATACCGTTGATGTTTGAGAAATCCATAGTGAGTACAGTTAGCAGCGTCATGTGTTACAATGACGCCGCCAACTGCTTCGGAATGGGCCAAACTTGGGAGTTAACGAGGGTTCATTAAGTCCTCTATTCCTTTGTTTTAGCCCGTGAAGCATTTGGCGGCACCACATAGCTTAACAAGACCCCAAATAAATGGGACCAAGCGTCAGTAATGCGATAGAATACATACTATCGCACCAATCAAAGGTATCATACAAGTTTCTCGGGAAGTGGGGACATGATTCGCTGTTCAGACGTTTTCGTCGACCCATTCCTTCATTGACAAGTGTACAATATAATCCAGTGATCTATGAGGTTAACACACGGTGTCGTGAGACCCCGTACGAGCGACTTTAGAGTTTTAAATTGGGACACTCTGAGCGCACCGAGCTCGATCCCTGGTGGGTCTTTCCCACCTGTACAGTCCTCCACTGCAAGGCTTGTTGGTTACAAGCATAGATTTGTTTTTAGCATAAAACAATATCAGGTAAAAATGGTCATTTCAACTTCATTCTTTGACATGAATGCGGGACGAATCCCAATTTGGTCCGTGAGGACCGGGTGGCCTGTGAAGGCGGGGTGGCCCGTGAGGGCCGAATGCCGTTGTTACGCAGCTTAATTTTTGCAAAGGGTAAATAGCAAAACATCATTCGATGAATTTACATGCTGATTCCTCCGGTGATACATCTTGTGTACCACAATTTTTATTTATACATAGAACCATAAAACTATGTCATGGAAGTTTAAAGATACTTCCTATCTATGGTTTTCTTTTACTCGATCTGTCGATCAGAGGGGAGAGACCCCTTCAAAGTTCTTCTTTAGACTTTAAAACAAACTATCAGAGTTCATGACTCTGACAAGTAAGTACTCGCACTACAAAAGAGAGAATTTAATCTCACTCAAATAGAGCGAACATACTTAACGGGTGCGTCGTAAAACGCATAATTAGTCCATAAGTCATTGCATGTGCCATCGCACATGCCC